ATGTGATCTGCCTGAATCAGGATCGTAAAAGTCAGATATGCAGTTCATTATCTTATTTAAGAAGTAAGCAGAAAGGATGTCTCGGCTAGGAGTCGCCATCCCTTTAAGTAACGTCTCGAGATTGCAGAAGAATGCAGAACATGCTAGTGCAGTGTAACGGACATTCATTAGTAATATATTTAAGGGTTTAAGGTTGCTAAACCGGGGGATTAGTCTGGTAAAGAACATGTCAACGCGGTCATCATCGTTTAGAAATTGCTTTGAAGAGTCTAACAGAGACCCGAAGCAAACATCCCAAGTGAATTTTTCTGTCATTAAGTGGTGTGCAGCTGTCAACGAGTCTACATTAACAGGGAAGAGGACTGTGTATCGTTTGCCTATATGGCATCTGTTTGTTGCCCTGATTGGGAAATCGTAGTTGTCATGTTCGAAGATCAACCAGAACTTCCTCTTGGTCCCTGGTCTACCTAATGGGCCCCCCCCATGCAATATTACTAGGCAATTGGTAGAGCCTAAAGTTGATACCGTGACATTATTACTCCTAGAATTCTGCTCCCCCATAAAGGCTATCTCTGTGTAGAGTTGAGTATAAAAACTTGCGAGTTTGAAAGCATTGGCACCGCCTTGTTCAGCTATCAGGAGATTAAGATCTATTTTTAACTCATTTAAAATGTCTCGAGACAACCCGAATGTGCCAGTGAAATTTGGATTGACAAGCATCGAATCTGTATTTCCAGTGTCTTTAATAAACCAGTTCTTAAGCTGCTCAACAACACTTGTGTCGTGGTCCAGTCCGTAGGATTCTATATGCTCAAATTGCTTCTCGACAGTTTTGCCCATTTCTTTTAGAAGGTCTATACCGGTTAGACGAACCAAATCTGAGTGAATGCCTAATGACCTGTAATTGGTCTGGAAAGTTCGTCGGTTAACTATTCGACTACCCATAGCCTTGTAAGAGGGTTCTTGTTTTTTTATTATAGCTTTTAGCTCAGATTTGAACTCTTTCGACACTACTGAACCCCTGAAAAAAGGAAGAGCTTCTTGAAATTGGATGGCATTGTTTAAGCTCTTGATTAGTGTGTCTAGAAAAGGCACCCCGGTTTCAGTAAAAGCATTGAGGAATTGCTCGACTGCTAACCGTTGAGTCGATGAAGGGTTCAATTTTACAAAAGGAACGGGGATAATTTTGTAAAATTCCTTGATCGGGGCAGGATTCATAGTAACTTCAGCATGTAGTTCTTTGAATTTTTGTACGGCTGTCTGGAATCTTTCTTTACTGCACAATTTTGATACATCGGCTTCGGCACTGTTTAATTTCCTATTAACATGTTCAACTAGAGAGTCTAGCCAAAGCTTATCAGAAGGATCGTCTTCAGCAAATCCCTTAAACGGACCTGTCAGTTTCAAGAAGTCGTCGAAGTATTGTCTGGAACCAAACATCTCTAATATCAGGCTTTGGGGGACACTTTCAAAATCAACCTGGAAGTGTTCGAATTTGTCGACCGTAGCCTGGGTAGAATTCAGACGAGCCTGGATAACCGAGAAATCAGGATTTTTGGCAGCTTGCTTTATCAGGAAATTGTACCTGTTCATGAGCCGGACTGAGTCTTCCCCCATTGACGGTTGGAACTGTTTTAAATACTGCATAACTCCGTTTTCTGTTCGCCTAATCGCAGTAGATTCTATGACTGCTCCAGGGTAAGCTGCAGAGAAGAAAGAATATTTGAGGATCTTGTTTGTCTTTGCTTTCTCTGGGTCAGATAGAGTTAATGTGATGTCTCTGAC